CCGTAACTTTCATATAAAGCACAAGTGCAATATCACCAAGAGTTTTATACACCGCATCCTGAAGATCCGCGGAATATTTATCTGCATTCAGCAATCTTATAAACAGGCGGGGTTTTGTCTTCTCATAATCCCTGATCACTCTTGTTTTCTCATAAATATCCGCCTTTTTTATCCGATTCAGATCATCTGTGATTTCTTTTATAATTTCCTCAAACGGACTGCCATTCTGATAAGATTTAAAAAGTTCCTGTGTATAAAGTCCACAGACCTCCCAGGCATCATCATGCTCTGCAAACTTCACCAGCAGTCTGTCTCCTACAGGCGCAAACCTCCCGCCTTCTTTCTCAAAAGAAATATTTTCCCTCGGAATCCCTGTAGCCTCGTAAATACCAATCTCCAGTTTCTCTACGAATGTTTCATAGTCTTTCTGCATATTCAGTTCCTTTCTTGCTTTGAAAATAATACGGGCAGGATGCCCTGATTTGAATGTTGACTTTCCGTTTTCGGAAAAAAGAAAATAAGGGAGCGAAAGCCCCCTTAAGAGTCGCTGTAGACATAGTATAAAATAGCCACAGCTATTTGTAAAGTAAATTTCATCGACAATATTTATTACAGTTTCTTTTTATCTTTCAGATATTCCAGAAAAGCCTCACAGCCCTCCACCACATCCGAATATGTGACATCAAATCCACCTGTATACCATGGATCTGCGATATCCCTCGGATCATCACTGTAATCCAGAAGAAGTTTAACCTTGTCCTCTGGATCTGATTTCAATATTCTTAACATATTCTTCAGATTCCAGTGGTCCATACCGAGAATATAATCATATTTATCATAATCTGCCTTCGTCAGTTGAACTGCGCGCTTACCCTTACAATCAATCCCATGCTTAGCAAGCTCCTCTCGCGCCGGAGGATATACCGGATTCCCGATTCCATTCCATATCTCCTCAGTGCTGGTTGCAGCAGATGCGATATAAAATCGGTCTGAAAGACCTTGTTTAGAAACCATGTCTTTAAAAATGAATTCTGCCATTGGTGAGCGGCAGATGTTGCCGTGGCACACGAATAAGACTTTTATCATATATTTTAACTCTCTTTCTGATTTTCAAATTTCGTCTAAATTGTACTGTGTAAAAGCTGTGTAAAAGTTACTATCATCTTCCAAAAACTCTTTATTTATGGGCTTTGTATGGTTCATTCCATATGTTTCCCCAGCAGACGAATAGTACCTTTTTCATGCCTAAACTCCCTGATTTTCCTTGGTTTTCCACTACTTTCTGTGTCCATTATTTCGGCTTATTTTGGCTCATTTTGGCGTGCTTTTTCCATCAAACTGTGTAAAAATCTGTGTAAAACGCCCCTTCAAAAACCATTTTACACATTGCCTATTTTTTCAGCATTTGGATGGTGTATATGGCAGAATACAAAGAAAAATATATAGGCTCTAAGCGAGCCCTTTCCTTTATTTAAGCCATCTTCCAACCTTTATCCTTAAGCTTCTTCTCCTGACCATTCGCCTTAGAAATCTCCTCTGTTGCAGCCTGTGCTTTAGCAAGCTTCTCCATCTCTTCCTTAGCATCATCAATTTTAAGATGCGTGTAAGTGTTCAGCGTTACGGAAATATCGCTATGCCCCATCAGGTACTGAAGCACCTTTGGATTCATTCCTGACTTGGCCATGTTGGAACAATAAGTATGACGGCAGACATGTGGTGTGATTTTAGGAAGCTGAACACGATAGATACTATTGTATCTGTCCACTGCATGCTGGAAGTACTTCTCCCAATGCATTGCTACCATAGGCTTGTTATCCTTATCAAAACAAAGGAACCCTGAATATCCATCAATCATCGGCTCCACCTTAAGCTTTGGTCTTGCCTTGACAATATTCTGGAAAGCCTCATACACATCATCAGTCATCGGAATTACTCTTCTACCGGCATAGGTCTTTGTTGTGTCAATGTAAACCAATGTCCCGGTCTTCTGGAGCTGATGATCGATATTGATGGTTCTATTCTCAAAATCAAGATCCGATAAAGTCAGCCCTGTAAATTCCGAAATACGCATTCCTGTCTTAAACAGAATATACATTCCGTCATAATACTTTGAGTAGTGTGTATCATTTTTAATAAATTCCAGGAATGTTCTCTCTTCCTTCCTGGTAATTGCTTCACGAGTCACTGCATCGTTTACGAGAACGGTTGCCATCTGAAACTCAAATGGATTCTTTCTGATAAGGTCATCATCTACCGCCATCTGGAAAGCAGGTCTCACCACACCTCTGATGGTATGGATTGTCGAAAAGCTCTTGTGATCTTCCTGCTGCAGTTTGATAAGCCATGCCTTTGCATCTGAAAGCTTTACCTTATCAATACGCTTGTTGCCAAACGGTTCTGCCTTAAGCACATTAATCACTGTACCATATCCGGCTCTGGTAGTATTCTTTACACCTGTCTTCTGTGAAATGTACTTCTCAACAAGTTTCAGAACTGTATATCCATCACCGTCCGGAATGATATCGTCATCCACATCTCTCTGGACTCTTTTTTCGATATCTCTCAATGCTCCGTTATCTCTTTTGCCTTCAGGTACTGTATCCGTCTTCACAAGCCTCCAACTATAAAGGCACTGTGTCTTACCATTTGCATCAACATAACGATACATATATTTACCATCGGCTCTCTGGCTCTCTCCTGTGCGAAGAATGCGATTCTTGTTATCACGTCTTTTCTCGCTCATGTAATCTCTCCTTTCAATCGGGAGAGCCTTGTATGCAATTACTCATGTGTCATGCGCGTGTATGCGCCCATGTCCTTAATAGTATATCACACAAAAGGCTCTTTCGCTACAAAAATATTTAAAATTTACACTGTGTTCATAGTCGTGCTCAGATCACTGTCATCTGACTGTCTAAGTACTTTTCGAACTGTTCTCTTTTGATGAGGGCACGATTGCCATTCCACAACAGGAATTCTTCATCTGCATGTGCCTTGCAGAAGAGGCGAAGCTTCTTATAGCTAATGCCAAAATATTCTGCAGCCTCTTCCAGAGTCAGTGTGTATTTTTGCCACCAAGGCAGCGATTGCTTTTCTCCTAAATTCATTAAGCACCTCCATAAAGTAGTGAGGACATATCCTCCTACTGTTCAAAGGAGATTCAGGCCGAGATTTTCCGAGTTATTCCGAAAAAAACAAAAAAATAAACCTGTAGGTATCTTCAATCAGACACCCACAGGCTTCAATCACTTTCGGCACATTCCTATTCTGCCGAATTTTATTCAATTACACTCTCTGGCAATAGTCCAAACTAATCCATCCCACTCCGCTTTTCAATCTTCCCCATCCTTTATCAGAGCCTTTTCCTTCTCTGACTTCCATGATGGTAAATACACCCTTCCCGGTATACTTTCCAGTCTTCGCAGTATTCGTTCCAGCACTCTTCCTGATATTCAGATCATCAATGTCAACCTTTACCATGAATGGGCAATCCACATTAGAAAACTCTATATCAGAATCACTTTCAACATCAACCTCAGCACCATACACAGCATTGGCATTCCAGTCATATACCGTATAACCTTCATGCTTCTCCGCCATCGCCTTAGCATTGTCAAGCACAGTATAAGCACCAAGCTGAGAAGCAGCATCCTTCCAATTCTTCCTTACCCTGTAATACTTCACCACAACATCAGAAGAGCCCGAAGGCTTTACATCCCATTTAGTCAAATTCCACTTCTCAATAATGCCACAAAGTTTCTCCACATAAGTAAGACTCGTAGCATAGCCACCATTCTTAATAATCTGCACTGCCTTCTTATAATCGGTACACCCCTTCAATCCCTCATATCTGAGCTTGCTGCCATTCTTGGCTCCAAGCAGATAAGCACTATGGTCTGCAATAGAATCCTCAACACAGCTGTATCTTCTGAAATCAGCTGTAATAGTCACATAGCTTCCATCCGCATTCTGCTCCTGCGTTTTCTTGGTATAGATGCTCACACCATCCCAAGTAGAACCGCCCCATGTATTCCCGGAAAGAGATTTCTTCATACCGAAGCAGTTATTGGCCCCAAGTGCAAGTTCGCTCTTACCATAACCGGATTCAAGAATGAACTGAGCCATAGACACTGACGCAAGGATTCCGCTCTTCTTCTGGTCAGCAGTAAACAATGCACCAACCTTTGCAACCACCTGAGCCTCAGTAAGATTCTGAAACTCTCTTGCCTGCATACCGGAAGGAATCACTTCCTCATTACCGCCACCAAGCTGAGTGGTAACCTTTGCAGCCAAATCTCCAAGTCTTGCATAAAGCCAATTGCCCGGACAGCTCTTATTGGCAAACCACCTGTGAACCGTGATAAGCATTTCATCATCCTTCGGCTCATAATTGAGGCTCTTGTCTTTATCACCAAACCAGAGCAGTTTTTTCTTTCCATTTCTTCTGCAGATATCCTCACACAAATCAACCAGACGGTCATAAACCACCTGATGCATAGCATACGGTTCCTCCTTGTCAGAAGCACATTCAATCGTCACTGCCCTCTGATCATTCGCATTACTGGACGTACACCAGGAGCGATTCTTCTCTTCCACATACAATCCGATCCGGCCATTCTTATCAATTCCATAATTCGAAGAAGCCTTGGTAGAAGATTTATGAAACCAGTCCCCCAGACCTTCTGCTGTACACTGACCTACTACACAGTGCGGCGATATTCTGTCAATCTGCTCCGTTCTCAGTCCGGAATGGTTCGGACTGAGCAACGTATACGCCACCAAAGAACTATTACTGTATCCCATAATCATTCACCTTCTTCCTCATCCTCTGATGCATCATCGGAGACTCCCTCACTTTTGTCATGCAGCTGTTCCAGCACCTCCTTCATCTTCTGCGGGATTGGCAGCCCCAGATGCCCTGCATTCTCCAACAGGCTCACACCCTCATTGGAAATATAGAAAAAGATCACCGCTGTCCTCAGCACAGATCCATTCCCGATCACAGCCACATCCAGAATATTCGCCATTCCCACCAGCAGAAAAATCAGCACCTTCCTGCAGATCCCCCGGAATCCCACCTCACTGGAAAGCGTATGGTCCGCAAAAGCACACATCACCCCGGTCAGATAATCGATCACCACAAAAGCGATCAATTCATACAGAAGCCCGTCACAGCCTCCCATAAACCAGCCCAGCCATCCGCCTACAGCCATAAAAACCATCTGAATAAAGTTCCAAAATTCCTTCATGCCAGAATCCTCCTCCCATGAAAAAAGCAGCTCCCATTTCTGAGAACTGCCGTAAATAAGTTTTCTATCTCCATGCCCTGCGGCAGAAAGACCTACATTGTTTCCTCCGTCAGCGTATACGTGATCTTCATGGTCTTGTCCGTATTCTTCACCACCGCTGACGAAAGATTATTGATACTTGCCAGATAAGGTGTCAGAAGGTAAGCACACCTGTGCTCCTTCCCGTAACTGCCACCCCACATAAACACAAAATTCTTATACTGGAACAAAGGCGTTGCCATAGCTTCAAACCTTGCGCTCCCCTGCGTCTTGATCACCCTGTCATCCGCCGTGATCTGGAAATCCCCTGCCACGATCATGTCACCGAGAAGCGTCATGTACACCTCACAGGAACCAGCCTCCCCAAGGGATTTCAGCTTGGAAGTAAAGCCCAGCGGGATCAGCGTCACATCCGCTGAATTTGTAACATTGATCTTATAAACTCCCTTCTTGTCATAAGAAGGCACATACAGATACCCCTTCCTCACACAGCATTTTACATTCCGTTCCGGATAGGAACTGTCCTTTGCCCTTGTGCCCACTTCCGAAAGCTTCGCCTTGGACAGTGTCCACCTTCCCTCCGTAAAGGAATAATCCTTTTTGGAGATCCGGATCCACACCATCTTCGCATCCCCGGAAGAATTCGGCTCATTGGAAAATCCATACCAGTACCCGTCATGCCCGTCCATAAATTCCCCGTACTTTGTATAATCCCCCAGGAATGTGAAGCTTTCCGTTGTCAGTGTCTGCTCCTCCAGTACGGTATAAGTGGTATCATCCAGCTTCTCATTCAGCCCGATGTTAAACACCGGAATCCGGATCTTCGTAATGGTCACACTGGAAGTCCCAAAGGTGATGGAATACAGCAGGTTCTTTTCAAAATCCAGCTCCACTGCCTCAAACAGTGTCATCTGCCTCGCCTTCGGGATATCCCCGATATCCACCTTTTTCAGAAGCAGGAACGTGCTGGCATCCCCTGCCGCACTGCCAAAAGCATTCTGCCCACCCAGGGCACTGGTCAGTGCCACCGCCGCAATATTTCCATTCCCCTGGCTGGGAGTAAACTCCCACACAAACTTATATCCATTATCCAGCTTCTTGCTCTCCGTCTGGTTCAGACTTCCTCTCGCTACATCAGAACCGGAATTAACATTATTGGAAGCATAAGCCACAGGCAGGTTCTTCCCCTGCTCGTAAATATGGTCCGCCTTTTCTTCCAGCACTGCCGGAAACAGCAGGATCCCTCCGATCATGTTCGGGCAGATGGGAAGCAGCGTCCCGTTCCACAGAACAGAATTGTCATACTCCCCGCTGGCTTTCAGATAAATCCCCATGGGATTCAGCCCCAGAATATTATTCACTGCCTCCGTGATCATGTTCGTCTCCTGCACGGTTTCCACCGCACCCGTATTCGTATCGGTCAGTTCAATGACCATTTCACCTTTTAACTTCATCACACACCCTCCATTTCTACAGGCCTGCAGAAACCGCTGATTCCCGCTCTCCCAGCAAAATACACCTCAAAGCCTCTGTTCACCGTCTCCTTCATCTGCATGGACAGCGAATCCCGGAAGCCATTCACATTCAGGCCTCCGCCAATGGCAAATCTCGTGGTATAATCTTCCACCTCAAGCTTTCCGTCCCAGGCTTCCCCTGCAGCCATAGCCTGTCCGCTGACAGAAGCAATGCAGTCTCCCACATCAACCGTCCCACTGCCATTCTCCATCCAGAGATACACATTGAACGTATTCGTATAATTGGCAACGATCTTCTCAATGGGATAATACAGTGACAAAATATGTTTCCCGGAATGCCAGGTCTCCACCGGACAATGCTCCACAATCTCCTCATTATTAAATTCAAAGACCACATGACAAAACGCCTGTCCGTCTTCCTGCCACTTCACCGGCAGGCTCACATCCACAGAAACCTCCGAACCACCCCCTGATCCGGATCCGGAATCTGATCCACCAGAGACATCATCCGTACTCCCTGTATTCTCATTCCCGGAAGTATTTCCAACTTCATTCCCTGCCGCATCATTTTCAGAATTTCCTGCATCCGATGTCTCCCCGGTTCCATCAGAACCACCCGTACCACTTCCAGTTCCGCCGCTTCCGCCCGGAAACGGAATCACCACAGTCCCGGCAGCCTCCGCAGATCTCTCCACCGGATCCGCAGCCACATCCACAACAACCTGTGCAAAAAACTGCATATGGTTTTCCTCAGAAGA